GCCTTTTTGGATTTAGTCTGACTGGGGATATCAGAGATATTTATCCGACCCTTTATAAGATAGTTGGTGATTCTGATTCAAGCCTTAATATTCCTAAAAACATAATTAAAAAAAAGAGATATGTCAATCAATTACCTTTGGGTTGTAAAGCCTGCCAGTTAAGAGAAGAATGTGATAGTCCTGTATTATCTTCTGCCGGTATTTATAACATCTCAATCGTCGGAGAAGCCCCAGGAAACGATGAGAATGAAGAGGGTAAGGGATATATAGGGGATGCTGGAAAGCTCTTATGGAAGGAGCTTGATAAATATAGTCTTAGAAGGAATATGTTTCATATAGCGAATATCTGCCGGTGCTGGCCATCTATAAGCAAGACCCCAAATAAAAAACAAATTGACGCTTGCTTTCCTTTTCTGATTAAAGAATTACAAATGATAGAATGCAGATTAATATTAGCAACAGGCAATATTCCTTTAAGGGCTTTTACAGGAGAGGCAGGAGGCATAACAGGCAAGAACGGGACTACTGAATGGAATGAGAAAATAGGGGCTTGGATATGCTGGTGCGTTCATCCATCGTCTGTCCTTCATAATCCTTTGGAGAATAAAAAATATTTTGAAGATGGAATAAAGAATTTTGCAGAGACAGTAAAGAGGTTAATATGATTTCTAAAGTTTATATAAAAGAAGAATTTGGGAATACATTTCTAAAAGCAGAATATGAAAATGCAACAACTTCTAAATCTATCTGCTATGATACCGATGAAGATTTAATGAAATTAAAAAGATGTATTGAAGAACGCCTTTTAAAAAATAAATTGGATAAAGGAATAAATAAATGAGTAGCCTTTCTGAAAAAGTAATTGAAGCATTAAGCGTTTATTCTATAGATGATTATTTTACTAGTAACGATATAGCTAATGATATTTGTAAATACTTTTCAGGAGATAAACCTCAGCCAAAAGATGTATCAAGCGCATTATGCAAATTAAGAGATAAAGGGTTTATAATAAAATCAGATGCCCTTTTCAAAAGACAAAATAAATTATCTTTATCTAAAACCTATTGGATAAAAATCAAGGAATATGATGCATCTCAAGCAAAGAAGCTCCCAAGAAGCCACCCGATTTTATCTTCAGCTTTAGAAATATGCAAATCTGTTAAGCGATTAGAAGAAAGGAAAGACCAGGAAATAAAGAAATTAAAGGAAGCCAATAGCGGGCTTATATCTGAGATTCAAGGTTTAACAATACAAGTTGCTGACCTTCAAGAAACTAATACTAAATTGCATGAAATAATAAATAGGGAAAGGGAACAACAATATGACCACTGAAGTAAAGCCGTTGCATATAGAGTTCAGGCCAAGGAATTTTGATGAGGTGATAGGCAACCAGTCTTTAATAAGCCAGCTTAAATCAATTACGAAAAGAAAGGAAGGGATGCCTCATTCGTTTATGTTTACCGGCCCAAGCGGATGCGGCAAGACAACATTGGGAAGGATACTTGCTGAGGAACTTGGCTGTAATATTGAATTTGATTTTACAGAAATAAATGCGGCAAATAATAGGGGGATAGATACAGCAAGGGAAATAATGTCCATAACCGGTTTTGCCCCAAAGGCGGGCAAGTCAAGTATTATCCTTATTGACGAATGTTTTGCAAAAGGGACAAAGATAAAAACTCCTAATGGAGATATAAATATTGAAGAAATAAAGAAAGGAAATGCGATATATAATATACGGGGAAAAACTTTTGTAAAAAATGTTTTTATAAATAGAGTCGATTTAGAAAGAATTGTTAAAATAAATTTAAGTAATAATAGTAATATTTTTTGTTCGAAAGATCATCTATTTTTAACAAATTCCGAATGGAAAAAAGCTAAAGATTTAGTAAAAGAAGATTTTATTTTACAGTTTGACTATAAGATAATATTGGATAATAGGGAAGAAAAGAGGTTTAAAAATAATGAAAAATATTTGTCAATTTTGCAAAAAGGAATTTACCCCAAAAACCAAAAATATAGAAGTAAGATATTGCTCTCAATCTTGCAGAAACAAAGCCAGAATAAAAATTCTTACAGTTTTTTGCAAACAATGCGGGAAAAAATTCGAGACCAAAAGAAAAGGAAAATATACAAAAAGGTTTTGCAGTCGAAGTTGTTCTTCAAAATATGGTTGGAGCCTTCCTTATACGATAGAAATACAGAAGTCAAAAGAGAGAATCCAGAAAATTCAAAAATCTCTCGCCTCGTCCAAAAAAGAAAATCCTCAGTTGTGGGAAAATTTGCGTCGAGTATCTTCGGAAAGAATGAAAAAGAAAAATCCTTTCCACAATCCGAAAGTAATCTTAAAAGCAAAGGAGACAAAAAGAATAAATGGGACTTTGCACAAATGGTTTGGAGAACGTGGAGGCAATGGGAAATATACCCCGCCTCAAATTCTTTTGGCTTCTGCTTTGGGCTGGCCAATGGAGATAGCAATATCTTTAGGCAAAATGATGAAGGGATATCCAACATGTTACAAAGTAGATATTGGGAACAAAAATTTGAAGATAGCAATAGAAATAGACGGCCCCTGTCACAAATTGAAAGAGCAACAGCGAATAGATATAAAAAAAGAAAACAAGCTGAAAGAATTAGGGTGGATAATATTGAGATTTACGAACGAGGCTGTAATGAACAATCTTTCAAAGACATTATTGGAGATAAAGAAAAAAATCAGGGATATGTAAATTTTTATGACTTAGAAATAGATGGTCATCCAAGTTACTTTGCCAATAATATAGCCGTGCATAATTGTCAGGCAACAACAAAGGATTTTCAGCAAGCTCTTCTTAAACCATTGGAAGATACCCCCAGCCATATTTATTTTATCCTTTGTACAACTGACCCAAATAAAATAATTCAAACAATAAAAAATAGATGTACAATATTTGAGGTTAAGCGGCTTGATAAAAAAGAAATAGCCGAGCTTGTAGATTGGGTATCCAAAGAATCAGGATATGGCAAATTAGAAAAGGAAGTTTTAGAGGAATTATTTTATGTATCGGAAGGATGTCCAAGACAAGCTCTTGTAGTTCTGGATAAGATACTTGATCTTAAACTAGTAGAACAATTAAAAGCCCTTAAAGATATTTCCATAACAGAAGAATCAAAGGAGGTGATTGCATTAATAAATGCTTTCTTGAAGAGTAAGAAACATGATTGGAAAACAATTTCAGATGTTTTAAAAGACATTCAGGAAGACCCTGAGAAAATAAGGTGGGCGATCTTGGGGTATATGAATAAAGTTTTATTAGGGGGTAAGACTCCTGATGCAGATAATGCAGCTATAATAATAAATAATTTCAGTGAACCTTTTTATAATAGTGGTAAGGCAGGATTGACCCTTGCTTGCTGGGATAGTTTTAAAGATTTAATTCCTTTTTAAAAATTCTTAAATTTTAATATATTATATATAGATAGAAAACTTTTATTTATAGGGCTGGGGCATTCGAAGAAATTACAACCAATATAAAATATAAATTAGATATAAGGAAGTAAATCTACGGTGCATCCGGCCCTTTTAAAAGGAGAATAAATGGAAAATAATGAATTTGATTTTGAGCAAGACCTTGCAATAGATCCATCAAGATTAGACGAGGAATGGCTTGCCCATCCTGTAGTATATATGAAATATTGCAATGCCCTTACAGATATAACTCAGGAAAGAGATAAGCAAAAAGAAAAGCTTGAGGTCGTAAAGGCAGAGCTTGACAGGGATATAAGAAGTGATCCTGGAAAGTTTAGCCTTGCAAAAATAACAGAAGGTGCGATTTCTTCTGCTCTTATTTTACAGCCAAAATATAAAAATGCTCAGGAAGAATTAAATAATTTAACTTATCAGGTCAATATGATTGGTAATGCAGTTAAGGCATTTGAACACCGAAAGAAAGCCCTTGAAGCAATGGTCGATCTTTATATCAATCAATACTGGGCAGGTCCAAAGGAGCCGAGGAATTTGCCAGCAGGTAAAAGGATGGTGGATATAGCTCTTAGTAAAACTACAGGAAGACAGAGAGATGGGTTAAATAAATCTAAAGGCGAAGAGGAGAAGATGGAAGCCCATAAAGATAATTCTGCACCTGAAGAACCTACTCAGACAAGAAGGCAAAGAAGAAGTAGAGATTAATTATGCTTAAAACTTTTTTATTAATTATTGCGGGATTGATTTTACTTACTATCGTTGTAAAGATAGCGGTATGGTCTGCTTTAACAACAATTTATAAATTTAATATAAGGAGAAAAGAATGTCAAAATCAACAAGAGAACAAAGGCGCGAGAGATTAAGAAACAGAACGAAATCTTCTGTTGAAAACAGAGATAAGAAAGGGCTTGGAAGATCATCTGTAATTGATCTTTCAAAGATACCTGCCAGTATAGGGCAGTATGCTATGAAGACGGGCAGGAATAATAATATTATAGATATATTGCCATTTATGATAACTCAGGATTGGTATAAAAATCTGAGAACAGTTAATGGCAATCCGACAGGGCTTGAGATTGGAGATATTGATTATAAACTAGAAATCCCAATTCATAAAAACGTTGGCCCTGATAATAAAGTAGTTCTCTGCCCAAATAAGGCATTTGGCCTTAAATGCCCGATTTGTGAACAGCTAAAAGAGGAATATGATAAGGACGAAAAGAGCAGGGATAAGAAAAAGATTGATGCTCTTAAAGTTTCATGGCGCAATTTTTATAATCTCTATGATTATGAAGAAGAGGATGAAGATAAAGCCTATAAGGTATGGCTTAACGAATCTTTTCATCTCTTTGAAAAATTTCTCCTTAAAGATGTAGAGGAAGAAGAAGCGGCAAAGGGCGAAACGATCACTTTTGCTGATTGTGAAGATGGCAGGACGCTTTCTTTTAAAGGCAAAGAGAAGTCGATGAATAAGGATGGGTCTAATCCTTATGGAGAAGCAGAATCAATATCTTTTGAAAGTCGCGATCCTTGGAATGAGGACGAGGTTCTTAAAAGAACAGTATCGTTTGATGCCCTTCTGGTCAGATTGTCTTATGACGAGATCCAGGAAATTTTCTTGGGCATAGATAGCGATGATTCTTCTGATGATAGAGGTAAGGCCCAGGAAGATGATACTCCAGTAACAAGAGGCAGAAGCAGGTCAAGGCAACAGGAAGAAAAATCAAAGGAAGATGAACCGCCTGAAACAGGAAGGGGTAGAGGCAGAGGAAAGAAAGAGCCTGAGCCTGAGGAGACTATTGAAGATGATATTCCTTTTGATTCTACTGAGTGCCCATTCGGGCATAAATTTGGGAAGGATTGCAATGAACATCCTGAATGCTCAGATGATAAAAAAGGCTGCCCACAAGAAACATTTGAGGCATGCTCAGAAGAACAGGATAGGCTTGCAAGAAACCCCGAGCCTGAAGAGCCTAAAGGCAGAAGCAGAAAGCCCGCTGAGGAAAAGAAAGAAGATACTGCGCCTTCAAGGGGCAGATCAAGGGAATCAGTAAAGCCTAAAGATGAACCTGTAGACGCTGGTCACAGGAGACGCCGTGGATAAGAAGTTAAATAAGCCATTGACTGTTAATCAGGCGATAGCCTATATTAAAGATACATATAACGAGGATGTCTCCAGCCAGACTATACGTTATTGGTGTAATACAAAAGGTATCGCTAAAAAGTTTGGCGGTCAATGGCGTATTGATAAATCTTTGTTAAATGAGTTTATAAATAAATGATTTGTGCTGGCAGTGCCATATTTCTGTACGCAGAGATAGAAAATCGAACGAACTGGTGAAAACAATCGACTGCCAGCACTCTTTTAAAAAGGAAATAATTATGGAAAGAAATTTAACAATAGGAGAATTCAATAGTGATCTTGGCCTGATCCGTAGCAGTATAACAAATGTACTTAAAGGTTTTGAAGAAAAATATGGCCAGGATATAATAAAGGGAATAAAAATTTATAGGCATAATGGAAGTAATGAAGCTTTTGGCCCTATAAATCATATAGATATCCCAGTCACCTTCGGAGAAACAAAATGACAGAACCAAGGCACAGAAGAGTATCTGCTTCGCTTGAACAACAGGTAAAAGAATCCTCGGAAAAGAAACCTATTAAAGAAGATATATTTTCTCCTCCTCCCGGTAATACAGAATTAATGATAAGTACAGGCAGCACTCTTCTTGATCTTGAAATATCGGGGTTAAGAATAAGAGGCGGGGGTATACCTTCAGGAATACTTGTTGAAATTGCAGGTGCTCCTTCATCAGGCAAGACAGTTTTATTGTGTGAAATAGCTGGCAATGTCCAAAATAAAAAAGGTGAAGTAAAATTCTTTGATCCTGAAAGCAGGCTTAATGAACAATTTGCATCTATGTTTGGATTCCAGGTTGCCGATGTAGATTATAGTCAGCCTGATACTGTGCCGGAAGTCTTTAAACCAATAAGGGAATGGAAGCCAAAGAATACAAAAATTATTAATGGCATATTTGCAGATAGCCTTGCTGCCCTTTCTACTGATCTTGAGCTTGAGGATGGAGACAAAATGGGAATGAGAAGAGCGAAGGAGTTTTCCCAGGAATGCAGAATGACATGTCGTATCCTTACAAAAAATAATTTATTGATGGTTTGCTCTAATCAGTTGAGAGATAGCCAAGGTACTTATGGCCCGACAAAAATTACCCCAGGTGGCAATGCTATTCCTTTTTATGCCAGTCTCAGATTAATGGCAAAGCAGTCGTCTAAGATTCCCAAAAAGATAAAAGTTGGTGGTAAGGAAATTTCAAAGATAGTAGGCGTTAAAACTGATTTTGAAGTCAGCAAATCTTCCGTATCCTTTCCTTATGGCGTGGCTCCCGTTTATGTAATTTACTCTTATGGCATAGATGATATCAGGGGCAATCTACAATATATAAAAGATATAATGGGCGATGATAAATACTGGACAGGAAAAGCCAGTATGGATGATTCTATTGCCGATGTTGAAGAAGGGAATAAGGAAGAAGAATTAAGGGAACTGGTAATTGACACCTGGCTTGAAATACAAGAAAAATTTCAGCCAAAGAAACCAAGGACAGATAAAGTGAGATTCTAATAAAAATTTTAAGGAGGATTAATAATGGGCAAAGTAATTCCTGTTTTAGGATCATCCCTTATAAGTGGTATTGGTTATGACAAAGATACAAAGATTCTCACCTTAGATTTTAAAGGTAAGAAATTCGAATATGATGGTGTAAGTGAATCTGATTATAATGATTTCATGACTGCTTCTTCAATGGGTAAATATTTTCATTCTACTTTTAAAAATAAATATAAAGGAAGGAAGGCGGAATAATGTTATACCTAGGAATAGATCCAGGAAAATCAGGGGCAATCGCTCTTATAACAAAAGAACAAGAAATATTATTGTTGCAAGATTGGCCCGATGGGGAAGTAGAGGCGTCTAAAATAATATGGGATTGTTGGGATATTGCAGATAAAATGGGTGAGAAAATATCAGGGGCAATAGAAGCTCAAGCGGCAAGGCCTGCTTTTGGTGGTCCTATCTGTCATACTTGTAAAAGACCCCTTAATGCAATGCAGGGCATAGTCTCCACTTTTACATTCGGGACTAATTATGGAATATGGAAAGGCATACTTGCTGCTTGTGCAATCCCTTTCCTTGAGCCAAGGCCATCAGAATGGATGAAGGGTTTATTTAAAAAGGCAGATGGGAAAGAGGCGAATATG